GATGTTGTTCTTGATATGTTTTGCGGTTCTGGTTCGTCTTGTATTGCTTCAAAAGAACTTGGTCTTAATTATATCGGCATTGAACTTGAAAAGAAGTATGTTGATATTTCTAAAGAACGTCTTGCGAATCCGTTTAAGCAAAGAGAAGAAAGCGAACAAAGAAGTTTATTTTAGGAAGGTTAAAAATGATAGTAGCAGTTATAAAAACAGGCGAAACGAAAAATATGTTAGACTTTACTTCACTTCTAACAGGCGAAAACATTTGTGTAATGAAATCAGATTTCATTAAGACAATGGAAAAATTTAAAATCTGGCGAGAACATCAAGACCTAACAGATTTTACAAGTCAATTATTTCGTTTAATATGTCGTGCTGATGAAAACAATCGACTTAAATTTTTAAAAGGTTTTCCTGTTGAAATGATAATTTATTTACTTTGGTATTACTCAAATTCTGAACAAGAATTTTTTGACACTTGGGGTAATGTTCAAGTTATAGATCCAGAAATCAAAGGTGAAGAATGTCAACAACAAGAATAAAATTCGCAACTTCTATTGCTAACGAAGCATTGAAAAACCCAGAACTAATAACAAACTTTATCAATATCGTTGCAGATGAATGTAGCAATATAGATTTGATTAGAATACACCAGATATTTTTCAAATCACTAAAAACAGTAAATAACCAATGGAATCTAAAAAAATTGAGGTAAGGAAATGAAAAAACAAAAAACATTATTAAAAATTTGTAGAACGGTTGTAGTTATCTTGCTTGCGTGGACTTTAATTGACGGCATTATTTTGATTATAAAAGGTGCAACTAATGCAGGACTTGCGTCATTCATTATTGCTTTTATGAACTACGCATGGCTTATGTTCTATAATGCACAAATTCAAAACGTTGAACTAACAGAACTTATTGATAAACAATTTGAATGTTACGACGGTCTGAACAAAGTAGCTTCCGATATTTACAAAGAACGTGTAAAAGATATTCTTCTTTTTTCAAAACGTTCCGAAGCAACTGCAGAAGAAATTGAAAAAATAATTGAACTTTCACAAAAAAGAATGGTGAACGGTTTACCAGAAGAACGTTACACTTGTTTCATCAACGAAGTCTTATCTGCAATACACGGATTCGCAGAACGTGCAAAATATAATCTGCTAAACAGAACTTACGAAGTAACAGAAACTGAAACAAAAAACACAACAACTTACGAGGTTAAAAATGGTGATAAAAATGACAATAACTAAAGGTTTAATTTCAAAATTTTTGCACAAACGTATTTTGTACATCAATAATAAACTTTCTGGTTGCGTTGGTTATTCACCTGCAGAAAAGAAAATTAGAATTGAAGAACTGCAAAATCTTTTAAAAGTTGTTGAAAGTGTTCCAGAAGCAAAAAGCGAATTAGTTGCGGAAGTAAATATTTCAGAACTAATGAAAATTTGCAGACAAAATGAAGCACAATATGACGCAGTTGTAAAACAGAATCGACAACTTCAAACACAAATGAACGCATACAAACAAGCTTTGATTGATGTTCAAGCAATCGCAGAAAAAAGTAAAAAATATTCAAGCACCGCTACAAAGATTTATGACAAATGTAACGAGGTTTTATGTCAAGCAAATGGTGTTCAAACTGCGAAATGATTGTAAGCACCAACACAAAACCTAATTATTGTTGTTGGTGCGGAAAAGATTTAAGAAACGAAGAAGTGCTTCCAGAATTCAATTCGGTTGAAGAACGTGAAGCAATAATTAAAGGGTTACGCAAACCAAAACAATTAAGTTTATTTTGACGGTTGGAAAGACAACAATGTGTACTACATAAGCGAAAGGAAAAAATTATGGCAGAAACAATTACACTTGCACCAGAAGAAGAACGTGCAATTTTTACTGAAAAACTTAATAGTCCAGACTATTATCCACTAATGCATGAAATTAAAATTTGTGCAGTTGAATTTATTCCATACAAGGAATTCAAAGAAAAACAAATTAAAGCGGAAGATTACAAAAAAGAAAAAGAAAATTACATTAAAGAAAAATCAACCGATTTACATGAAGCAGTAAACACAATTAAATCAATTATTGAAGAAAAAGGTTTGTACGTTGAAATGTTTGGTCAGTCTGTTTCAAACTATGACCCAATAAAATCAATGTTAAAAAATACTAAATGTCTTTCACCTTCTACACTACTTGAATACTTAAAAGAAGCAAGTAGTGCTATTACCCCCCCCGAAAATAACTAATTCCGAAACAAGCAAGACTTGTTCTTGCTTGTCTGCAGGTTAAACCTGTACTGATGAGGAATAAAGAAAGGTGGCAAATTATGAATTTATTTAAAAGTTTTTTAAGTCGAATGTTGCGAGATGTTATTCTTGACGAAGTTGTTGAAAAGACTGTTCCGAAAGTATGTGTAAAATTAGAATCAGACATTCAAAAACGTGTTGAACTTTCATTGAAAGAACTTTGCAAGTATGAAGATTTGAAAGAAAAACTGATGAAGAATTTTATAATCTTTACAAATATAAAAAGATTAGTGAACTTTCCCCTGCAGAACTTAGGTTATTTATAAAACGATTTGACGTAGTTGTATTTAAAAGCAATTTTGGAATTTACAAAGGTCATAGTTTATCTGCAAGAGAAGGTGAATTTGTTGGTGAAGTATTAGATAAAATTTTTGAACGAAGAAATTCAAAAGTTAATGAATGTGTAAAAGAGGTATAAATGTTATTTAAGAAACTTGAAAAAATAGTTGATGAATATTGTTCAACCGCTTTAGATAGTCTTGTGGTTTTGATTTTAATTCCGCTTGTTATTACTTTCTTTCCGTTCTGGATAATCGGCATGATTGGTCATAAAATTGCAGAGGTGCTAAATGTGGAAAACAACTAACGGTCTGGGACAACCTGTAACGTGGTATTCGGAAAAAGAAGTTTGCAAATATCAAAGATGTTTAAGAGGTGTAATAAAAATAATTGAAGACTTTGCCGAACAAGATATTTTAACTTTTCCAGACTTACCATTAAAAGCAAATGCAAAAAGTATTATGAGCCAATACAACGATTGTCTTACAAAGATTTTGAAGAAGGTTAGTAAAGTTGTAGTTGAAGATATAAGGAATAAACAATGCCAGAAGAATTATTAGATATTTTTGGAATGTTAATAGTTTTAATTATTGTTGCAGTAATGATGATTAAATTCGATAAAGGTGAGGACGAAGAAGAATGAGAATATCACGTCCTGCAATACCGCAAATGCCAATTTGCGAATCTAAGCCAGACTTCTATGATAATGTTATTAAACACTTTGGAAATGAAAACCAATGTGTAGTTGCCATTGAAGAACTGTCTGAACTGCAGAAAGAAATCTGTAAACATTTAAGAGGTCTGGGGAACGTTCACCATATCGCAGAAGAAATTGCAGATGTTCAAATAATGCTTGAACAACTGCAAAGAATTTTTGATTGTCATTCAGAAGTTGAACTAATGAAGAAGCAAAAAATTCAACGCACGACAGAAAGGTATCTAAAGAAATGAAACCTTGCTTTAACGTGATTTACGAAGATGATAACCTAACTATTCCAGAAATCGACGACTATGATTTACTTCATTTTGGTCTGTATTTTATGAAGATATTTGAACGTGAAATTCAGAAAACAGAACCAGAATTTAAAATTTTAAATTTTTGATATAGAATATCATTATGAAGATTGCAGTCGTTTATATTCGTGTTTCGACAGAAGAACAATCGAAACACGGCTTTAGTGTAGAAACACAAACGAACACTTGCTTTGAATTCGCAGAAAGGCAAGGTTATATTATCAAGCGAATTTTCGTTGAAGAAGGTCTTTCTGCAGGTAGTTTAAAAAGACCAGAAGCACAAAAATTATTAAAGTATTGTAATGAATCAAAGAACGGAATTAACGCAATTATTGTATGGCGACTTGATAGACTTTCACGTTTTTGTGTTGACTATCATGGAACTATCAGACCTATTTTAATAAATAAAAATATCAAATTACTTTCTGCTACTGAATTCAATTCAGACACTATTGAAGGTGAATATATGCGTAATATTATGATGTGTAACGCAGAATATGAACTTAGTCTAATTAGATTCAGAACAAAAGAAAATATGAAGACAATAGCACGAAGCGGACGAAGACCTGCTAAAGCACCGATAGGATATTTAAACGTTGATGATGAATTTACGTTGCATAAAAAGATTATTGTTGATGAAGTAACTGCACCATTTATTAAACGTGCCTTTGAATTGTATTCAACAGGAATGTATTCATTCAAATCTTTAGGTGAACAATTATACCTTGAAGGTTTTAGACACCCAAAAACAGGCGAGAAATTTCCACCGAGAAAGTTTGATTGGTTATTACACAATCCGTTTTATATCGGACGTTTTGAATGGTCTGGTGAATGGTATGAAGGAACGCACACACCGATTGTTTCAAAAGAATTATTTTATCGAGTTCAAGCACGTTTTGCAGATGTTGATAGAACCAAGAAGCACGACGTTAAATTTGCTTATACAGGTTTAATTAAATGTTCTGAATGTGGTTGTTATTTGACCGCAGAATTTAAACGTGGAAAAAATAAAAAAGGTCATTACATTTATTATCATTGTGCAAATTCAAAAGGTGTTCACAAGTCTTTGAAATGCCACCGAGAAGAAAAGTTTGATAATACTTTTGCAAACATTCTTGAAACAATCCACCTTGAAGAAAAACATATTCAGCATTTAAAACTTCTTGCTTCCGACTACTTAAAAGAATTTATGGAATACGAAGAACGTGTTGTTGCGGATTTAAAACAACGCATTGACGTAATTACAAAGCGAATTAAAAACAGTTATATAGACAAACTTGAAGGACGAATTCCTGCAGGTATGAGTGAAGAAGAATTTAATTCATTACATAAGGAATGGCAAGAAGAAAAAGACTTGTTGCTTATTAGACTAAATGAAGCAAATATAAGTTCAAAACACGTGTACCAAAAAATAGAAAAAGTTTTAACGTTTGCAAATCATTTACCAGAATTATTTTTAAAAGCAGAACCAGAAGAAAAGAAATTGATTGTAACCACCATGACGAAATCGGTAAAATTTGACGGTGAAAATCTTATTGTAAATTTAAAAGACACGTTTAAAGCACTTCAAAACGTTAAGAAGTGTGTATTAGAAACGTGCGAAAATGACAACCTTAGAACCCTCAAAACACTTGCGAATACTAAAAAAGACCCTCATTCAGAAGGTCTAATTAAAAATGGGGCTCGTAATGGTTTACTCTTAGAACCCCTTCAACTACTTTATAATATTACGAAAAGCGAAGAATGTCAAGAAATCATTGACAATCTTCTTCAACTTGTTGCATAGAAAAATGAGCAGTACAAAAAATGTCCTGCTCAAAATATCCGAAAAACGAACGGATTTATCTTTTCCCCTTCCCTACGACGCAAACATTTCTTGTTCTTCTTTGCGTCGCTGAACTAATCCTGCTACTACTTTCTTTTGATTATTAAAAACCCAACAACCTTTGTATTTTTCTTCTGGTGTTTTTGCGTTCGGATTCTCAAATAAGAAACGTTTGCAGGCTTCGTTATATCTTTTCTCATTAACCAATCTTAGAATACTTGAACTTCTAAAACTGCCATAGCCAATATTAAATTCAAGCGAAACAAGTGCGTCAAACTGTCCTTGTGTTAATGGAACTTTAACAAGTTTATTAACATTATTTTCATGAACGTATAGATCCATATTAAATAATCGTTCAGCTTCTTCTTTTGTGATTTTCATTCCTGCGTGAACGTCTGAACCTGTATGACCATAACCTATTGTAGAAATGTTTGAAGAACATTTGTACGTTTCTAAACGCAAACCTTCTTTTAGTTTTATAAATTTTTTACCTGCTTCTGAAACATTCATGTTGTGCTTCCTCTAAATCTTTTATTCTGTGATTTTCGACATCAATTTTTTCTTTAATGACAGAAATTTCTTTTTCACAACAAAAGGTTCTTTCCATTAAATTGTTGTGTTTATCCTGTTTCTTTTCTAATGCGTCAAGTTTTTCTTCAAATTTTCCTATTTTAAAAGCAAGACATAAACCTTGTATGATAACCGCAATCAGAATACCTAAGAGTTCATAATTTATTTGCATTTCTTCTTTCCCTTTTTCCAACGTTGAGTTTTTTGCCAATTATCTACCGTGTGAAACATAGCCCAACGTTTAAAATTATTGAACCTTCCAAAGTATTCACAATTAGTTTCAAATACGAGTGTTGAAAGATAACGATTATATCCAACAATCTCTTTGTGTTCACACATGTAATCATGAACACAACTTGCCAATTTAAAACGTGGTTCTTTTTGTTGTCCGATTATCCACCACGCAAAAGGCGGAACGTTTGCACCGTTCCAATCATAACCTTTTGGAATAACGAAATCATACATTTGATTTTCATATTCAATATGAACTTTAATATCTGCAGTAACAATAAAAGGTTTGTTTAATGCTTTTTTAAGTTCATCACCTTCCAGGCCTACAAGACTTTTATCCTGCAGATAAACTTCTGGCATATCTTTATCAAATACGATTTTTAAACCGTGCCTACCTTCTACGGTGCAACAAGGCAAGCCACCGAAATTTCTTGTAACTACGCACACAATTCACCTACTTCCTTAACTGCTTAGATAAAGCAGGATTGATTTTGTTAATACCTTTTTCAACGATTGTGTCAGAAATCGCATTTATTTTTTCATCACTAAGCGGACAGGTATTGCAGAAATAAGTTATTCCTGCTTTTATCCCTGCCGTAATTAGTTTCTTTTCGATTTCATCAATCTTTTCGGACGGTTGAATTCTATCAAGTACGTCCGCAATTCTATCTTCAACAAATTCCCTTGCACCATTTAATGTTTTAAACATCAAAACTATCGGTGCGGTAATCGCCTTAAAAATCTTTTTCATGATGTCTTACTCCTAAAATTGATTTTGTCCGTCTTAAATCGTCAGCAAACCACCCCAAATTTTATTTTTTTGGTGTTAGTTCTTCAAAGATTTTTATAATTTCTTCTTCTGTTTTTCCTAAAGGTAAAGTTGTTAGGAATGGGAAAATTACACCATAATAAACGTGATTACAGTATTTCCAATCTGCAGACATACCAAGTTCAGCAATTTTTGCTTCAAGCATTTCGTCTGTAATTCCTGCAGGTTTGCAGAAATTATTAAAGAAGTCTAATTTTGTCATGTGAAGTTGACCATTGATTTCATCAATCTTTTTGTGAATAGCTTCTTTAAATTCTTCTGTATCAAGAATCGGAAAGCGGAATTCTTTCGGAAGAATTACTTCTTCATAGACGTATTTTGTTATTACATCACCGTCGTTTTCAACTAATTCTTCTTTAATATTTCTGCGGTAATAAACCGATTCTTTTGATAGAATACAATCAACTTCAAGCGGTTTTTCTAAACTCTCTGCTATTTTCCAATTTAACAACATTTTGCTTTTTCCTTTCTCTGTAAGCATGTAAACTAATAACCTTTTTACAATCACCAATATTAACTTTTGGTTGAATGTATTTTGCATAAATTGAATAAACGTTTGCGTGTTTGAACCAACCCAAATAACTAACCATTTGAGAACATTCATACCAATTCAATTTGCCTGTTTTATATATTTTAGAAGCCTTACGAGTTGCTTTTAAAATAATTGATTTTCTTAAAACTGTTCTGTTGCGATAGAATTTATAACCCATAAAATCTATGCAACGTCCTTTTTCTTTACCGTCCTTTGCGGTGTATGCAAATCTGAAAACTTGATAATTCGGTTTAAGTTCCAGACGTAATTCTTGCAAATATCTTTGAATTTCTGAACGTGCCTTGTGTAATTCTTTCTTGTTTTGGTGCAGTAAAACCAAATCGTCAACATATCGAACATAACATTTTATAAACAACTTCTGTTTTATTTTGTAATCAACAGGTGTTAATATCCAATTTGCTAACCATTGAGCAATATACCACCCAATAGGTAAACCCATATAAATATCTTCGTCGTTATAAACTGCAATATTTGAATCAAGAATTAAAAATAATACCTGCAGAAATCTTTTGTCTTTAATTTTTCTTGAAAGCATTTGTTTTACAATCTCAATATCAACGGATTGAAAGAAGTGTCTTATATCACACTTGAAACAATATTTGATTTTTGATTGATGATTTTTAATATACTTTGCAAGAAAACGTTTACCATACAGACCGCCACGTTTCGGAAGCGAACCGCATGACCAAACATACATTGATTTCATAAAGATAGGTTTTAAAACTTGCACAAATGCGTGGTGCAAAATTTGTTCATAAACAAAGTCCGGTTTAACAATTATTCTAAGTTTTGCTTTTATACCGTCATTTATTGGAACTGCATTATGTTTTCTGAATTTCAGTTTGTTCTGCGTGATTAAATCCTGCAGTCGCCAAACATAATACATTATTTTGTTTAAAACCTTCTTAACATCAGGTCTTTTTCTTTTACTGCGTGAAGCATTGATAATTGCATTGTAAATATTTTCTGGGTCAATCAGTTTGTCAAAAAGGTTTTTATATGTTTTCATATAGCTAATAAATTTTATTCTTTCTTAGCAACCTCAAAGCCGTTCAACTGCAATACCCTTGTATTGATTACTAAGCTCTGCCTCTTTGTCGGTTAATTTTTATCAAGCGATACGGAATAAAGACTGCATTAGAAAAGCATATTCTCTAAGAATTAGAAGCACCGATGTTCCAGTTCGCATTCGACGACGCATTGTTAGAATTCCAGTAGAACGCACCGCAAAGCAGACCGTTGTTCGAGTTACCGCCACGATAAGGCTCGTAGCTTCGCACCCTTTACCCCTTAAACCTTTCAATATTTACTAAGAATTATTTACTTCACCTTAGAATTGTTATCGACCAAAAACAATTCCGTTAAAATCTATCTCTGGGGGAGAAATCCCCCAGACCCCCTAAAGAGGTTTACATGAAAGAGAAGCACCGATGTTCCAGCGCGCAAGCGACGACGCATGGATAGAACACCAGTAGAACGCACCGCAAAGCAGACCGTCGCTCGAGTTACCGCCACGATAAGGATAAGTAAGTTTTGAATTATCATACCAACGACCGTCGCAAGTATAGGTTGAAGAAGAACCACTAACAACGGTTGAGAATGTTCCATATTTATTTGAAACAAATCCAGATTGATAACCGCCAGAAGTACCACTTGTTGCAGGAACATCTGAAAGTGTTATAAAGTTTGTACCGTCAATATTGTAATCAGTAGCAGTTGAACCGTCTATTGTGCTTTCTGTTAATTTAATTTTTGTTACACCTTTGTCAACAATATAACCTCTTACACGTTGCCATTGATAAGCATAGTAATGTTCTCTGTATCTAAATTTAACTGCAACTGCGGTTGATGTTGAACCATAGTTTTGACCTTTTTGCATTGTTGTACCAGATTTACCAGAAGCACTTAAACTGTCGCTATCGTTTGTTACACCAACACCAAGAACTGTTTGCGAATCTGTATTTTTGAAAACAAGTTTAAAAATATCTTCTTCAAGAAGAATATCTGCAAGAACTTCTGTATCCCAATGTGCATAAGTTCTTCCGTTTGCTCTTGCATAATTGATTTCATCTTGTGCAGTTTTGCCTGAAAGTGCATTTGCATTATTACCCAAAGAACGAAGTATATTGTTAATAAGTTGACCGTGAAACATTGGTGTAAAATAATGGTCTGCGTATGTTCCGTCTGCACGTTTGCAAGGGTAACAATCGTAATCTTCATCAAGTTTAACATTAGAAAAGTAAACTGTTGAAACGTTTCCAATAGTTACTCTTTTTGTAAATATCGGTTTTTTCCATACCATAGCATTAGCATTACAAGAACTGTCTGCAACGTGTGAAGCATTTCCGTCTATTGTTTTTGTATGGTCATTAGGGTCTAACCATTCCATTACTTGACCAGACAAACAATTTCCGTCTTCATCAAATGCGTTTTCATTGTAAACCATACAAGGGCGGATATAATCCCAATTAAAGAATGGTGAATTTTCCCAATCGTTATATCTGAAAATATCGTTTGTAAAATCCATATAACAAGGATTGTGATATTCATTATCTTCCAAATATGAAATTCTTTTTGCAGGATTTGATTCTGTTAGCAATTCGGAAAAAGCATAGCACCAGAATCCAAATTTATTTCTTTCTGATAAACTGTAAACTTTATTGATAGAACAAGGGAAAGCACGATAATAATAATCTTTTGTTGTATCAACTTCGTCAAGATAACCTTCGACCGCATAAGCATTTTTAATATTACTATCAACAACAGTTACACCGTCAAATGGTGATTCTGGATAGCTTCCTTCTTTTCTTACAATTATTGTATTACCCCATTCGCAATAAACATTGTCTTGATATATACTATCGTCTGGGTCAGTCCAAGTTAAAAGATTGCCATTTTCAACCTTTTTCACTTCTTTGTGTTTTACTGCCATTGGTGCAATACCGCCATAATCATTTCTGAATTCGTGCGTTACACCGTTTTTGTCTTTATAAAATAATCTATCGCCAATCATATAAATACCTGTTGCTTTGATTTCATTGATAGAATTTACTTTTGTAGCTTCTAAATTATCAAGTGCAACTGCGTGTTCATTCTGAATATTTGCAAGTGTTTGTTCTGCTGATTGTGCGTGTTCTTCTGCAAGAACTGCTTGATTTTGTGCAATAATAGATTGTTCTTCTGAAACAACCGCATAACGTTCGCACGTTTCAAGAACTTCATCAAGTCTATGAAGTTGATTAACTGCTTCTGTTACTTGTGATATTTTTGAATTAACTTCGTCTTCAAAGTCTGAAATCTTTTCATTTGTTTCTTCAGAATATTCTTCTTTAAACGTTTCAATGTTGTAATCCATATCTTGAAGACTGCAGGAAACACGGTCAAATGCACTTTCAATTTCGCTTGCTTGGAATCCGCCAGAAGTTGAAAAAGATTTTCCTTGAAAATGTGATGTTTTTCTTGAAATAACTATTTCGTATATGTCAGCATACGCAGTTGTTGTTGTAACATTACCACCTACTGTTTCAAGTGTTGCGGTATAATCAACACCTTCAACAAGCAAAGTTGCTTCTTGTGTTTCTGTGTTTATTAAATTAACAATCAATTCATTTTTGTTTTTGTAATTGTGAACTTGGAAATCAAAAGGGAAATCTTTTGTAGCACCGTTACACTTAAACCTACAAGGTTTGTAATTTGTTTCATTTGTCATTTTGACACTCCTTTAATTTTTATCTTTTTCACCTACTACTGTTTTTGCTCTATAATCAGAAAAACCTAAAATCTTCATTGAACCTTTTGCAAAATCACCTTGTGTTACATCATAAGCACCAGATACTGCATTTCCTATTGCACCTGTTGGTTGTCCTGCAAATGTTTCTGTAAAGATAACGATTGAATCCCACATGTCTTTTACCGTTACTTTATCTTTTTCAATATGTCTTGCAAGTTTATTTAATTTTCTGCTTGCAGTTGCAAAATAATCACTACCACCAGAATAATTATCACCTGTTAAGCCATATACTATTGCTGAAAGAAAATCACCTGTAATTGGTAACATTCCAAACAAACCTAAAAATGCAAACATCATATCTTTTTTAAATTGGTCATCATCGCCACCCAATAATGTAAATATTGATAATGAAGAAGCAACATTAAATATTGCAGGGAATAACCAACCGTATATGAAAAACATTTTTCCTGCTTTTTGAATATTTGCTTTACCACCTTTTTGAAGTGCTGTAACAATAGGTGTATATGCGGAACGCAAATATTGATATGGTGTATTTTGATATGCAAACATCATTGTTGAAAATGGTTTGTTTTTTGCTTCACGTTGTGCATTTGATAAAGTTGAAGGAATACTTGATTGTTGGTCATTCACTGTTGTTTCAATAAAAATTTTAAATGCTTGTTCTTTTGTATAACCTTTTTTTATCAATACATCAATGTATGGTTTACCGCCCCAAATAATAGCACCTATATCGCCTAATTTTATTGGCAAGCCCCAAATATCATCAAGCAGACTTAGTTTAGAAAAAATCCTATTTTCTAATTGTCTTTTCAATGCGTCCATAGATCCACCACGTGTAAACCTATCACGTAAATATTCATTCTCTAACATAAAGTCAATATTCTTTTTCCATTGTGTAGGTGTTAATGTTTGCTTGGTAAATTCTTTTAACCATTCACCTGCAGAAACATATTCGTCGCCTTTACCGTAGTTCATAAAAGAAAGTAATTGTTTAAAACCAATTTGAGGTTTTGCAAATATCTGTGTTTTGATAACATTATTTGCAAGTTTTGCAAAAAACTGTTCCTGTAATGAACGTATAGCAGATTGACCACTATATAAATTTGCGGTTACGTGTTGATAAAATGCTTGTGTAATATCTTGACCAAAGTGATTTTCAATTTTCTTTTTCAAGTTAGAATTGTTGAAAACTTTATTCATAAGGTCAAGTTGTTCACCCATAACAATAATTGTGTTTGCTTTTTCGATATGTTGAAATAAAACTGCAACTGCATTTGCAGGTTTTATTCTTGTACCGATATAAGCAGTTCTGTGTTTTTGTGATGAATCTTTTGCATTGTAAGAAACGTAGTCATTAAATACATCTAACATTTTAGGGTCTTCTGTTTCAGATAGACGTGGAAAATAACAACTTACTTTTCCTAAATCGGTATGATATTTTTTAATATGATAAGCATTTAAACCGTCATAATATTTTTCTGCTGATACTTGAAGAATATCACCCATAAGTTGTTCTTGTGGTGTTAGGCTTCCAATCATTTGGTCAAATTCAAACTTGTCAAATTGTCCTTTTGGTGGTCTTGTTTCATCACCCATATCAGTAAGCATTTGATAAGATATTTTATTTTTTGCTTGAATGTAATAATACAAGATTTCCATTTTTGAAAGTTTTACAGGTTCGGCTTCCCATTCAGAACGTTGCATACCTTCTGGAAGTATTTGTTTAACAGTTGCTTTTGTTTGACCGCTTTCTTTGTCAAAAACGTCTGTTGTGTGAATACTGCCTGTTTCAATATCTGGTGTAAACCTTTGTCTTATTTCGTATTCTGCTTTAGTCATATCAATAAATTTTGAATATAATTGTGCGTCATTCTTGAATTGAAAAACGTCTTTCAACTTATCCAAAACTTCACGTCTATCACGACCAACAAGACCGTCTTTTTTTGCATACAAATAATCAAGTGAGAATTTATTTTTAATTGAATCGTTGAATATCATTTTCAATGCACCGTTAAAATTCATCACATGAGCATTTGCTTTTTGAGCAACTTCAACAATTTTACCTTTGTTATCTTTTTTGTGTTCCTCAACTGCTTTTGCACACTCGTCGATAAGATTGATTTTTTGCATTTGTAATTCAAAATCTTTTTCATCACGTGCAACTTTTGCAGTAAATTTTGCAGATTGAATTTTATCCAACAAGTCTGTTAAAAACTCTGTTGAATTATAATAATTTCCGTTATGTTTGAAGGTTACAAACATTCTTTCAATCGTTTCATAAAACGTTTCATTGTTTACTTCGTCTGCAACATAAGAAGGTGAAGTTTCTTCATTAACTAATTCGTCATAAAGATTTTCAACTTCTTCAAGTTTCATTCTTTCAATTTGTCTTAAACGTTCAAAAAGTTTATTTGCAGGATAAGTATATTTTGTTCTTTTTATTCCGTCTTTCCATTCGTGAATTGTTTGTTTTACTTCTTTAACAATATCGTCTGCAATTTTTCTTCTGTCTGTTACATCTTGCAAAGTTTCAGCATAATCCATAACATAATCAAGATTGCGTTCAATTTCTCTGAATGAATTATATTCTTTTAATTTGTCAAAGATTTTTTCTTTATCTCTTTCTGTCATGAAGTCCAGACGTTTTAAAATTGCACGTGCGTATTCTGCAAACTGCATTGAATAATCACCGTGTCCTTGCATTTTAGAAGCAATAATTTTAAGGTCTTCTTTTGCTTGTTGGAATTTTGATAATGATTGATAACGGTCAATTTCATTTGTTTTTAATTCCCAACGGTTAATTAAATCTTCTTGTATGTAAGGGTGTTTTTCTTCAATCCAATCGAAGAACGCACAAACGATATTTGATTTATCGCCTGTTTCGTTTGAATATTCTTCAAGAAGATAATCAAGTTCAAGTTCTGCAATTTTAACATCTTCGTTGCTAAGTTCTTGATATTTGTCTTCATAATCATATAAATACTTTTTGTTTTGGATAACATCAAGTGCTTGAAGTGCAAGTTCTGCGTCATTACCTTCTTCAACATTAGGATTGTAAAAGAATTCACCCCATTCTGGAAGGAATCCGTCATTTGCAGAAAATTCATCATCAAGTTCACTAAGCAATTCAAATAAACGTTCGGATTGCTTCATTACACCCATATTTTTTTTGTTTGCTTTGTGGTCATTTCCTAAAAGCATATATAATTGTTTTTTGTCTTTTACGAATTCTTGACCACTTTTTGAATGTGAAATTGCATACCAAAGAATGTCATAAGCCGTATCTCTGTATCGTCTTTGACGTTCTGTTAATTGATTTGTTGGAATATTGTGTTTTTCTGCTTCTGCTTCTTGATGTTTTAATAAAGCATTGTGTTTTGCTTTTTTAACAATTTCTTCACTAATTTCTTTTTGTGCTTTTAAGGTCATATTTCCAAGAAGTTCGTCAAATAAATCAACGGCTTCTTTTGATAATTCAACTTCACCTGTTAATTGCAGATTTGTATAAAGGTCATTTAACCATTTTCTAAAGTTTTCAAAAACCTTTTTTAATCCATAAGTAGGTGCTTTTCCTGTTCTTACATAAGCAACAAAATAATTTGCAAACTTTTCGTGTTGTGCGGTTGTGTATTCTTTGCCGTTATAACGCAAGAATTTATTAACCTTAATCAACATATCTTTTGCTTTATCATTTGTGCGTGCAAGATTATTTAATGCAGTCAAATAAATGTGTGCGAACTCGTGTAAATATGTTGATTTATCGTGTTTTCCTTTTAATAATACCATTGTGTTATTAAGCGAAAAACCTAATTTATCACTTAAATCATTTTCTTCGGTATCAGTATTTTTTGACTGAAAATAAATCTTGTTATCACCTTTGTCTAAATCCTCTAATGTTTCGTATAATTCACCTTTCTTGTATTCTGTAACTTTTAAACCCCAATCTTCTAAACCTTTTTTTTGATTGTTGTTAAGAGTTCCTTCTTTTACAAGTACATGATTAAATTCGCTTAATTCTACTTCTTTCATTGGTTTAGCTTCAAAATATGAACGAGGTAGATTTTTAGCCTTTTCAACGAATTCTTTTACCTCTTGTTTTATTTCTGCAGGTATTTCTTTTGTAAATAAATCATTTATTGTCTTTCTCATATTTTTAGCAATCGCATAAAATGCTTCTGATTGCACTTCATAAAATGACCATTTGTCATAATAATATTCTGCGACTTTTTCACCAAGTTTATCGTATTCTTCTTTTATGTCTTCCCAAAGTTTATCAATATCTTTTGACCTACTCAAACCTGTTTTTGCCGTTTCTTTAAGATTTGTTTTATTTGTTTGCTTAGAAGAAAAACGTGCAAGCAAAGAAGAAAGACCGTAATCAAAACCTTCTTTGTTTAACAAGCCTTGTTTTTTCATTTCTTTTAAAATATTTTCGCTATTATAAGGTACATATCTTCTATTTCCGCTTGGTGTATAACCTAAAAATAAAACTTTCTTTGCACCTTTAAAATATTCATCAAAAGTTGCACCCCATTTTTCAACAAATTTTTCTGGGTTGCTTTCATAGCTTCTTTTTAAGCTATCATATTCATAATAATCTACCGTTCTTCCGTTCGGTATGTCATAATGTGGCATTGGCATACGTGGGGAATAAATATCACGGTCATAAATATTATCATTCTGATAATCAATTTTTTTAGGATTTCTGATAAATAGAACTTCACCAAACTTACCTTCTTCAAGTGTTTCAGATTCTTTTGAAGTAATAGAAAAAGAAGGTGCTATTAAGCTACCTGCTTCAATAATTTCATTGATATTTGAAAGACGTGAAGCATGTGCCATAACGAGATTTCTATCTTCTTCTTTAGATTGAAAATGCACTTTACCCTTATTAACATTAGGGTTGAGATTTGTTTTAACATCGTTTATAATGTCAGTAAGGGTCTGACCAGAAATAACGTTATTGTTTTTTGCAATACTTGACCCAGACTGATGATTGGGTGCAGTCGTTCTGGCAGACTTCTTTTTATCTTTTTCAATCCAAGTGTCAACACCTTTTTCCGTGCTTTTAAAAGCTGTTGTAATAATATTTCTATCTGGAAATATTTCCATTGAAACACCATAATAATCACCATTAACATAAACTTTGAATAATAATGGTGTACCTCTGTAATAACTTTTATTTGCAATAATTTTATCTTCAATATTATTATCTATTGCTTCAAACAAATCATTCCATTCGTCTTTTTTTAATGAATGTTTTTTTTCATCATGTCTAACTACATCATGAAATATATCAATTTCTACACCTTGATTTGTTTGTTGCGTGTAATATGCTTTTTGTTTTGGATTTTTTTCTTGTTGAACTTGGTCATAAAAATCATCAAATGATTTTTTAGGACTTTTATACATAGCAGAATGAAATTTTGGTTTTTCTTTTTGATTTAAAAAGTCTTCTGCTTCTTCTTGTGTCATTGATTGAACTTTAAAACCAAATTTTTCTTCTGCTTCTTCAATAGAAAGATTGAATTGATTAGCAAAAGAACTTATTGCTTGTGCGGTGAATTCTGCATTTTCTAATGCTTCAACGTCTTCAATTCCTGCATTTTTATTTTGTGTGTAATATTTGTTTTTAATTGTTGCAACTTTTTCTGCACGTTCATTTATTTCGTTCTGGTTAATAGTTCCGTGTTTAAGAAATTCTGCTTTATCATCACGTGTTGCAAACTGCAAAACGTTTTCAATTTCTTCTTCTGAAACACCTTGTTGTTGTAATGATTCTTTTACTTTTGCGTCAAGAGAACTGTCTTGTCCTGCAACTCTAAAAATTCCTGCGTCAACAAGAAAACCGTCTTTTGTATAATTTTCTGATACTTTTTGCAAACCTTTGTGTGCAACGTTTGCACCTGCCCCAATAACACCAAAAGCAACTGCTTCTTGTGCAAGTTCTGCAGGTGTTGGAAAAGCGGAATCAAGAAATTGTTCAAAAGAATAACCTTCTTGTTCATCAAGATTGAAGCTAAATTTTAATAAATCAGCAACACGTTCTTCACCGATTTCTTCAAGAATACCGTTAAATCCTAATTGGTCAACTGCTCTTGCGAAAGGCATATTTGTAACATCTTCTGTAAGTTTTGCAAAATTTTCTGGTAGTTTTGTTTTTGCTAATTGTTTTAATGCTTTCAATCCAACAACACGTTCCATTCCATGTAAGAATGGTCTAACTAAAATATCACCGCTTGCTTCCGAAGCAACTTCAATATTTGTTAGTGCTAATGCTTTCATAAAAGCTATTGCAGGATTTGTTTCTGCTTCTTTTAGAATAACTTGACCTTCTTCTGTTATCGCAAGGCTATCTGATAACATTACATCACCTATTCTTGCGTAAACTTGTTGTGGTAAACGTGTCATAGCAAAAGCGGTTGTTTTTGGATTTAATGTCGCATTATATACAACTTTGCCTGCACCTTTTGCAATATCGCCTGCAATCTGTGAACCTGTTTTTTCAGCAAGAGTTTTTGCAACGTTGCTTTGCATACCTTTCAAAGTTGCTTTTATTCCACCTTTAGCGGTTGCACTTCCAAGAGAACCAACACCACCAGAAGTTAATAAACCAACACCAAATTCTGCAACAAAAGGAAGTGTTTCTAATCCAATGTTAGTAACACTACCGCCAAATGTATAACCACGTGCTTGAACTTCTGCCATATCAAGAAGAAATTCGTCAAACTGTTGTCTTTCTTCTGCTGAAATTCTTTGTCCGTTTCGTAATTTATCGGAAATACTTTTAATTTTAAAAGTTTGTTTTCCTTGTGAAATTGTTCCTGCGTATGGCAACAATTCGTGTTTGTTTTTCTTGTTCCAAACTTCGATTGCGGTCATACCGCCTTTTGATTTCCATTCGTTAATTTTATCTTTTGATATTAAATTTTGCAGATAAAGACTTTCTTCTTGTTTTGCTTTTTCTGCATATTCTATTCGTTCATTGTATATTGTTTTGAATTCGTCCGAATAATCTCTGCTTATTGGACTTTGTTCATTAAATTCTTCAAAATTTTCCGTTTGTTTCTCTTGAAATAGTGCCATTGTTTTTATGCCCTTATTTTTTATTTTTCTTTAGTGCGTCCGCATAACGTAAATCTCTGTATGCTCTCATGTACCATTGATTCAGATAACCACCTTGTCGCCATTGATTATTGTTATTTGGTTGAACATAACCGTTTTCAACTGCGAATTCGTGAAAATCTTTAATCGTGTAACCCATTTCTTTAAGTTTTCCTTCAAGTTCTTGATAACTTTTAGGGTCTGGTGCGTGTAATGTTACACGTTGTTCTTGTGGGAATAATGTACCGTTTGCTTTAATTCTGTTTGCTTTTGCTTCTCTAATTATTTCTTCGTACATTTTTGAGTTTGCAAAATCTTTTAAATCAATCGGATTGCCACTTGCGTCTGTTTCAAACTTGCGTCTATATACCGCTTCTGCAACATTTTTATTTATTTGAAGTGCTTTATCCTGTCTGAACATAATAAAAGGCTCTGAATAAATTTCTGGAAATTCTTTTGCAAAAAAGTATTCTGGTTTATCCGTCCAACGTTCCGCACGTTTTAACGCATTTTCAGAAGCGGTTTTATAAATTTCACGTTGTTGTGCAGGTGATAAAGATTCAATTTCATAAATATTTTTTAACGCACCTTTTGAGCCTTGAACGATTTTATGAAGTTCGTCAAGGTAATAGTTTTGTGCAAATAATTTTTGTTTATTGATTTCTCTAATTTCGTTCTTATCTTTCAAACCTTCTGTTGAGAATTGTTTTTTTATTTGTTCATAACCTAATTTAGAACCTAATAAACGACCTTCGTCTAATTGTTCAAGGTTTGCTTCAAGATAATCAGCAACAGGATTTATGTATGTATTCATTAGACGTTTGCGTTCGTCTTTTGAAATAGCACCTGCATTACAAGCAGTATCAATTCTTGCTTGCATATCCGCTACTTTTTGCATATAGCCAATTACAGAATTGCTTGCTTCTTGTTGCTTTTTACCCTTTTTGACATTCTTTACATTTTGAACTGCGTCTTCACTTGCAGAAAATTGCAGTAAGTCATGTAGGTCATTTTCAAGAACTTGTGCGGTATATTTTTTTTGTTCGTCCGTTAGTTTTATACCTGTTCCGCTTCCAGAACCAGAACGTTCTTTTAATTCAATTTTTCCTGTAGAACCATTGTAGAAATAGTCCATTTTTGTATCTATTCCGTAATTACTTAGAATATTTATCTTTGCTTGTTTAGTTAAACCTTTTGTGTTGTCAACAAAATTTATAACTTTAGCAAAGTTTGCATTTCCAGAAAGCATTTCAAGAGCTTCTGCAGAACCAAGAGTTCTTAATGCCGAAGCCATATCTTGAACGGCTAATTTGTCTTTATAACCTGTTATAGCTTTTGTGGTTACTGCTCGTAATTGTTCAATAGTTTCAACGTTTCCTAAATCGTTAATAACGCTTTCATCATGAAGAAGTGCTTCTGCTTCTAAGGGGTTACGAGTTGCAACACCTGTTATATAAGAAACCATTGTGTCGTGTTTATAATTTTTTAATGCTTCACGCACACGTATTTCGCCTAATCTACCGATTGAACCGTTATACATTGATTGTTCGTTATTTGCATATAAAAGCCTAATGTCTTCCATTGTTGTACCGTCACGACCTAACATGCTGAATTGGTCAAGTGATGTTTTATATGCGTTTTGAAGATTTAAAACGGCGTTTGTATCTTTTTGTTGTTCTGCCCATTGTGTATTGCGTGTTTTAAAATTGTTATAAACGTTATTTTTAATTGTATGCCACTGTCCTTTACATAGTGGATTAACGTCATAACTATTAGCAAGTTCTTCAAACGCTTCTTGAAGTTCAACTTCACGTTCTGGGTTGTCAGGGTCAGCTTGATACTTAGTATTGATTTCATTGTTCTTAACATAGAAATCGTTAGCAAGTTGAATTTGATTATTGGCAAGTGTTGCTTCATTAGCTTTTTGAGTGATTGACATTCCTGTATTCAAACCCTCATTGACTAATTGAGCTATATCGCCAATATTAGTTCTGCTTGCTTCTTGTTGATAATATTGTCTTTGGTCGCCACGTTGTATTCCCATTTGTTTATCCTCTACTTACCGCTTGTTTGAAAATAAGAATTTGCCCCAGATTGAGCACCGCTCAATAAAGATGTTGCAAATGCTGTCTTTCCAGGCCTCATTAAATTTTTAACTTTTGTATTTGAGTCTTTTTCTATAGCGTTAATATCCTGTTGCATTACATCGTATGTTTCATCAAGAATGTCTAAAGGTGTTCCGCTGTCAAAATAAACACCTGCTTTTAAAAACGAACTTTTTTGTTGCGACATCAATTTTTTAGCCTGTCTTGCTCTTTCATTTATCTGGTCTTTTTCTTGTTGACGCACAAGTTTTGCTTCTTCTTTTGCGTTCTTTGCGTCAGAATAACCTTTTATTGCACCAGAAGCTAAACCTGCTACTGCCATAATTATCGGAATTATAGGAATTGCCATGTTAAATTTCCCTTTCTTATACTCTTGGAACTTGTTTGAAATGTGGAATAATTGAAGCAATATGAAATGGAAGCGGACTATCTTGAACTACAAAATAGTTTTTTGTTTTATCAAAATTGCTTGAAAGATTTATTTCTGCAAGGTCGTCTATTGGTAATGGTGGAACATCAAATAAACCTTCTGGGTTAAAATCTTGAATATGTTGCATATCATAAAGATTGTCGCCAACTTTACCACCTGCAGAAAAACTTAAAATTAAACCAATTTTATAAACACTTTTCATACTTGTATATGTTTCACCGCCTTGATAAATCATACCCAAGTTAGGACTTTTTAAAATTCCTTTGTACTTCAAACCAATTACTGCACTTCCTACCTTGTTGACGTTTGCGGAAGAAATATCAACCGTTCCATTTGTAACTTTGAAATCGCCAATATAACCACCATTTCCAACAACTGAAACAGTTTCACCTTCAAGGTGTTCTAATCCATGAAATACTGTTGCGGATAAATACCATTGTGAAGCAAAATTGCTTGAAGGTTGAAGTTGTGTCTTAACTCTAACCTGTTTTGAATTGATAATTTCAACAATGTCAAATATTCCGTATTCCCTGCCTGTAATAGATTTGTACCAAATACGACGTTCAATATCATCACTTCCAAATATTTCTTGATTTGCAGTAATTGTTGAATTTTCTGGATTGTAAACAATGTCAATATTTTGTAAACCAGAATAACGCATTGAACAATCAAGATAATTACAATCTCTTAATTCTTCCGCTATTTGCCTATAAAAAGCATATTTGTCATTTTGTTTAATTTCTTCAATTTCGCTTTTTGAAGTTCCTTCTGGAATTTCTGAAATAAAATCTTCAAGACGTGAGAATTCAACAATCTTTGTTAAACGTTCAAGATAATATCTTTCGATTCCGTTCACAACTCTTTTAATATTTGCAAACAAATCATATTCACCGTCTGGTCGTGTTACTGAACAAATATCAACAAATTCGCCTTGTGTATTAAATTCAGACCAAGAATTTACTGCTTCGTCGTTTGAGAAACAAACTGAAAGAAGTTTATCGTTGCATTTTGCAAATATTAAACCGAATCTATCAAATTTGTATGCAAGTTTTTGAATTCCACCTTTTGAAATTTCATAATTACCTTTTGATAAATTTGTTGGTTTAAATTGTTCAAGAAGAACGTCGTATTCAAATAAATAAACTTGCCTATTATCTGCAGATACAAAGAATGTATAACCGTCAACAATAATTGGTTTTACATTTGAAACAGGAACACGGCAAGATAATTTTGCAGAAATATCTGTTGGTGTAATTGGTGTTGAAACACTTCCACCGTTTACGGTCAGAATTCCTTCTGCAGTTCCAATTAACAATGAATTCGGTCCAGATATAAGCCAAAGTGCTTTTGAATTAGCTTCTGCAAGGTCAAATTGATAACCGTCATTTTTGTTTTCGCCTGTTGTAATGTCGTTATAATTTCCCCCTTTAGATCCATAAAGGTATGTTGGAAATTTTGAAGACGAACAACGTTGTAATCTGTTTTCATAAAACGCACAAGATAAAGGAAAACCGTGATTTGTTGTTGCACTATCATTTGCTAAACTTGCACTTCCAGAATTTGTGAATGTAGTTTTTTCCAATGTGAATTTATTACTTGCAGTTCTTTTAAGTTGATATTCTGGGTATTCACCGTTTTTGTGAGTGATATACATAACGTCGCAGTTTTGCGTCATGCAAAGATTAAATATTTCAGTTCCCCATGGGTGTTGAAGTGTTAATTCATTACCTTCATCATTAAGAACACGAACCAATTCACCTTGTGCATTGTATGACCAGAATTCAATATATTCAATTCTGAATATCAATAAATAAGATTGGTCTTGATTAAACTTAAATTCATATAATGCGGAAAATCCAATTTCATCAAGGAATTCAAAACCGCTTCTATAAAAACAATCACCTTTAATTGTATGAAAAAAATTACGTGATAATTCATGACCATATTGATATAAAGGAAGGTCAACACGACCTTTAACATCTCTATCAATTTGACCAGAAGAAAAATTATTTTTTGGGTTTGCGGTTCTCATTGTTATCTAATCCTGTAATTATAATTTTCTATTCCTGCGTTTAGTTTTGCTTCTCTGAATCGAGAACTTTTGATAACGGTAATTTTGTTATCACGACCATATTTAACAGATGTTTCAATGTATTTTTCGTCTGCAAGTTTCTTTAAATAACTTGCAAGTTCTGTATCATGTGTTAATGGTTCGCAGATTTTTGAAGCCAATGTTAAGGCAAATAATTCAATAAATTCTGCGTCAAATTTTGTTACGTCTTCAACGTCTGCAATATATTTAATTTCTGTCTGGCTAACATTACAATCGTGATACAAATAATTACCTTCTATTTGATAAAGGTTGTTATCAATAGGGTCGCCAAGACATTGAACTTGAAGACAATCTTTCGGTAAAGCATAAGCTTTTTTATATCCATATACAGGTTCGTAATCAGCAACTTCTGCAAGAACTGCACGTTTAATTGAAAACGTTGCGTTCAAATTTGTTAATAATGATTTTCTTGTTAAATCATAAAATGCAGTACAAACTTCTGCAGATTTTGTTTTTTCATCCATTGAGTTAATTGTTTTTTCTTTACATCTATATAATGCTAAGTTGCAAATATGAACGTTTGTTGTTGCCATTTCTTTACCTTCCACTTAATTTTGTTTTAAAAAAAAGTAGGTCTGCAGGTGCAAACCTACTTTTTGACGTGTGTTACTACATTGTTGATAATGCTTTGATAACTCTTGCACCTTGACGACGTACACCTTTAAACCATACATCAATAGTAACTTCCCAAGAATTTACTTTTGTTGCAGATTTTACGCAGTCAAGTCTTCCTAATTCAATAGCAAATGCAACTGCATTAGGTGCTAAGAATAAGTTTGTTCTTACACCTTCGTTTTCAGCAAGAATTGGATATTCAACTTCTGAAACACCGTTTTGAGTTCCTGCGAACTTAACAACGTGGAATCCAGAAGCATTTTCAATTTTGCCTTTGTCGATTGAATTTGCATTTGAATATAAAGCATTTGCATATTTTTCATCATCACGAAGTGCTTGTTCTTCAACTGCTGAAATTGCAAGTGTAATTCCTTGTGCGTCAATATAGTTATTAGTGAACGCAGTTATTGCAGGCGAAATAACATTTTCATAGTTAAATGCAGTTTTGCCGTCAATAGTAATTACACCGTCGTCTTCTGCAGTTGTTAAAACACCTGCTTCTGTTGATTTACCAATATATACAGGTGCAGTCGCTGCGTCGATAATACATTTATCAGTAACTCTTTTAAATGCTTCTTTCAAGTTTAAATACAAGTCAGAAGTTGGGTCTTTAATCAAGTTTACGCATTTGTCGTAATCGTCAAACAAATAAGTTTTAGTAAAACGTCTTTGAATTGATTTACGATTTTTTGCAGACATTTCTGTATAAACTTTGTCTGGGTTTGAACCTTTATCGGTTACTTCTGTTAATTCAACACTATCAATAGTTGCAAGGTTTGAAATACCTTTAATATCCATGTGTTGAACTGCAGGTGTTTTTAAGAGTTTACTCTCTGTTTGTTGTGCTACACGAATGTAGTTCTTTTCAAATTGTTGTAGGTCTGCTTGAGCAAAACCTGCACCCATTGCATAAGCCATAGTTTTTTCTCCTTCTTTGCTTAAATTTTGTACTAACTATTTTCAAACTGTTGGTTTGCTTTTGATTATTTTGTTAAATCTTTTATGCTTGGAAATCCACCTTGTTGACCTTGTGGTTGTCCTTGACCTTGTTGCGGTGCTTGTTGACCGTTTGGTGTTGCAGGCGGAATTGTTTGATTCCCTGTTGCACTTAATACTGCATTTGCTACTGCTTGACCTGCTTTTTGAAAGAATGAAAGACTTACTTTTTCTTTTTTCTTTTCTTCTTCTTTCTCAAAATATCCGTCTGGAATATTTACAAGAAGTTTTTCATTTCCAAAATCTAACTTAAATGTTCCGTCTGGTAATTGTTTATAGAATTCAAGGTTTGCTTTTTCTAATGCAGTTTTCATTGGAACTTTAAGAACTTTTTTCAGATATGCTTCTGCGGTTTTATATCTTAGAGAAACGATTGACATTTTGCCTGCAATCGGTGCTTCGTACAAATCGAATAAACAAGCAAGGTCTTGTGTTTCCCATTCAGACAATTCAAGAATATCTTTACCTAATAAAGTTGATTTCTTGTCTAATTTTTCAACATTGGTTATCAAATAGCTTTTAATTCTTGAACATGGAACTTTAGCTTTGTTTTTATCTTTAGAAATTAAATAAGGTACAATTCTTCTTAAAACGTGAGTATCAACACCTTCTTCTTTTTCTCTTGATAATTCAAAAGTGTAATTAAAATTTTCATACTTTTTTTGTCCTGAACCAATGTCTGATTCATAAACACCTTCTGCTGTAATTTTTAACATTTTTACCTTCCTTTTGTTGTGTTATGTAATACTTATTGTTTTTCTACTTTATTTGAGGTTTATTTGAACAAAGCATTTAATTGTCTTTGTAATGCGTCTTTTTCGTCTGGTGTGTGCGGTCTTCTTTGAAGTGCTTCCATTTCGCTAACAATACGGTCATATTCTTTGTCTTTATCCGCTTGTGTCATTCTGTAACTATTTTGTTGTGATTGACCACCAGAACCTTCTTTGTAACCGTATTTATCAACAAGACCTTTAGCAACTTTGTAAAACATTTCAATCGTGTAGTTTGGTGCAGTTGTTTGCAAAAATTCTTGGTCTTCTGCAGGAAGAAATTCTTTTAATAAACCTTGAACTGTTTGCTTTTGTGCAGGGTTTGATTTAAACATTTCATCAAGACTTTTGTTTAAATCGTCAATGTTTGAAATCGCTTCAAATTGTTCAAGTTCAAATTGTGTGTAATCTTTTAATAATCCATGTGCTTGTTCTTTTGTTAAACCTGCTTCTTTGAACTTACCGCCAAAAACATCAAGAACTTCTTGTGGATATTCATACGTTACATTTCCGTTTTCATCTTTAAATTCAAGTTCATTAAGTGCATAATCTTCAACAGTTTCTGGAATACAAGGTTCGTTTGCATATTTTTCGTCTAATGCTTTGAATACTGCGTTCTGTAATTCGTCGCCTGTTTTCCCTTCAAATTGTTTTACCCAATCTTTTTCTTTATATTCTTGCGGAATATCAAAACCGTTATTGCCATTACCGCTATCAATATTGTCGGAATCGGCAATATTAGAATCAACGTTATCACTTGCAGAATTATCAAGATTATCTGTTGAACCTGCTTCAAGATTGTTTGTATCTTGTGTGTCAATTTGACCACCATCATTTTGAAAATTTTCTTCCATTCGTTTTTCCTTTCACTATTTACTTAATGTGTCTTCATCATAAATTTCGATTTGTGCAAGAACGTCTTTTGGTAAAAGAGTTCTAAGAATTAGCCAAATATCCCTGCGACCTTTTTTGTAAATTATCATGTCGTGGTTTACATTAAGGTCTTCTTCTGACCAACAACAAATTCTTTTTAAGAATCTCAAAAGGTATTTGCCGTTAGTGTTGTTAAATAGTTCAGAACAACAAAGTTTAAGGTTTTCTAATTCTCGTTTTTGTCTTTCGTCTGCTTCTTGTTGTTTTTCAAGAAGTCTGTCAATGTCCGTTTTTCTTCGATTGTCTTCGATTGCATTTTTACTTTTCATTTGCAATAGCTTCGTCCTTTCCTGCAGAAGCAAAGTTTTTAGCAACTTGTGAGCCTTGCAACATTTGCATTTGTTGAGCCTGTTGTGCTTGTGCTTCTTCAATTTGTTTTATTACTTCTTTGTACTTGTATTTTGATTTGATTAGTTTTTCATTTACCAAGTTTGAAGCATTTTTAAGAAGTTCTAAAAATTCATAATCATTTATTGCTTCAATCAATGTTGGTTTAATCTGCAGAACTGCTTGTAAATATTGTAAGAATCTACCAATAGCTTCATAAAGTTCTGCATTACACAATCTTTCAAGTTCACCGTTGAATTTTAACTTGTACCAAATTTTGCCGTCTTTCATAGCTTTTGCAATTACTTCTGGAACGTAATCACCAGAATCTTGAACTTGTTGTTTGTATGCAATTTGTTCTTCTGTATCTTCTGGTAAATCTTCTAATATTTCACCGAATAATTTGCAATCTTGAATAATTGATATTGCTCTATGACATGTTGGTTCAATACATTCAATCTTTTGTTGTGTTAAAGTTCCATTGATTGACTTACCACGTATTGACATTCTGTAAGAACTTTCTGTTGCGGTCATAGCAGTTTGATTGTTAAAATCAAGCAGTTGGTCAATTTTGAAGATATTTACAATATCTTTTTTAAGTTCTGGAATTAAGAAATTAACGATTGCTGAAATATCGCCAATTTGAGAGATAGGAAATATAGGAGTTTGACCGTTTGCACCTGCTTTTGGATTCAATAAATTTACTGCACCAGAACCCCTGTCAATAACATTACCGTTTACTAATGCACCAGAAATTGCACCAAGTGGCGGTTCATTTTGCATTTCGATATTATCAACTGTTCTACCAGAAATATGGTTTAACATTTTGATAGAAGAAATTGCCAATGAACCAGAACTTTCACCGTAAACTTGATTATTTACACGAATTGCACGACATATTGCAATAGGCATTTTCTTGAAAAAGTCAATCTTGAATACTTTGTTTGTTCCGTCTAAGAACCAATAACCTTTGTATCTTGCACCGACTTTTCCACGTTTACCCATTGAATAATAATTGTTTGGCATAATGCCGTAAACTAATTTGAATTTGTCGTTCCATTTGTTCGCTTGATATGACTTTTGAATTTCATCTGGTAATAATGAAATCTTTTCTTCATCAACTTCATCATTTGTGTAACAAAATTCTTCAATGATTTGATTCAATCGCCAATTATAAACCGTATAAACAACGTCGATTTTATTGTTTGAACCTTCATCAATGCAACAATTATGAACACCGTATGCTTTGAAATTCAAACAACATTCAGATTGTTCTTTTTCAAATTCTTTTGATTTGAATGTTCCAATCCCAGAAGTGCCATAGCTGAATTGGTCGTAAGCATAAGATTTTAGAATTGCGGTAAATCCTGCGTCAGTTGAGTTCATTTGTTCTAATGTTTTTATGCTTGCGTTTTTATAGAATTCAGAAAAATCTTCACCTTTTCCGACCTTCTTGATGTAATCAGAAGGTTCAAGTGTAATTGCGTTATCACTCCATAAAATACCTGCAAGATAGTCGCCTGCTTGCCATACAGAAGTAAACGCAGTAGGTGAATTGATATAAACGTCTTTTTGTTGTGTTGGTTGTTTGTGGTCGTCAAACTCAACATTTACTTCATTTGTTATTGCAACATAATTTTCTATATCTTTCCAACGTGTGATATATTTTGAACGTTCTGTTTTTAGTTCGTTGAATCTGTCGATTACCAACTTACTTTCTTTTTCATTTATATCAATATTATTCATTGTTTTTTAATCCTTTTTCTATTTCGTCATTCCATTTACCTTTGTAGTAAACGTGAATGTCGTTATCTTCCCACCCAGAAGGTTTAAATCCTAACAAAGTCAACCATTTTTTAATTGTTTCGCTTGACTTGTGGCAACTATCCATGATTGTTTCGTATTGAGTTTCCCAGATTGCAATTTGTTTTTTTGCTTCTCTAAGAAGTTTTATTTTGTTACCTTTGTGTAAGTTTTCAGTCGTTAAAAAGAATATTCCGCAGATGTTTTTCTGCTTCATTGGAATAATGCCGTAAACTCCGACAGGTTCGTTTGTTTTCTCTAATTTAATAATGTGTTTATTTGTTACTGCTCTTATGATTTGAAAAGCATTTTTTTTGTACTGTTCACCAAACAATGTTTTCAATTCACTTACTGCTTCTGGATTCAATCTATCCAAAACGTAACGTATTTCTTTAACACTTATTGCTTTTTGAGAATACATTTATCACCTATCCAAAAATCTTTCTAACACTTCTACCTTGATTTGCATTAAGAAGTTGACCTTTGTCTGCACCTTCTGTTTCTGTCAATCTTTGTTTCTTTGCAGTTGCTTCTTCTTTTTCTTCTTTAGCTTCTGCAGGTTGTGTTACAACTTGTTGTTTCGGTTTTTTAAATATTCCCATTGTTTTATCCTTTCGTGTTTTGTGTTTTAAAAGTGTTCGTCTTTCCGAACTGTCAGTTAGTTTTTTCTTTTTATCTTTTGAGGACAGTTCTTTTCGCTTACCTAACAAACAATGAACTTCCCTACTCACTCTACAAGGCGGTTATTGTGAGTAGCTTCCTTAACCGCAAGCAATCTGTTTTAAACTTCACCACCGAAAATTGCACGTTTTGTTTTTTGTTTTGAACTAAACAAAGTATTTCCTGTGTTGCTATCGTTCAAATAGTTGTAGTTGTAAACGTTTTGTGCTTTGTTTGTTGTGTTTTCTGTGTCAGTAGTTGAAGTTGTTGATGTTGTTGAACTCTTTTTGTCTTTGTCTTTGTTTTTTCTGTATTGATAACCTGCTATTCCTGCAAGTGCCAATCCTGCTAAAGTTGCTAATAACATAAAATTACCTCTTTCTTTTTATAGTCGTTGTTGCCAATTTCTGCTAACTACTTGTATCTTGTAAGGATTTGTTCCAATTTCCATTGGTGTATGTGCAACAGGTGAAGCAAATGTTAATGCAAAACTATCTGCAAAGTCTGTTGAACTAATTTCTGTACCCTTAACAATGTTTGCTTTTTTCTCTAAAGAATATCTTCCGTTTGAATCTGAAACGTTTAAATCTGGAATAATTGAAACATCACGAATAAATTCATCAATGTAATCTTGGTCTTTAATAAAACAACCGCCTTCTTGCATAAACCAATCACGCATATTGTCATACATTTCCGCACGTCTATTTGCGTATTTCATACTTTCGTATGCTTGCGAACCGAATTGAACAAGTTCTAATAAATGACCAACACCTTGTTGAACTAAGATGTCATAAGTTCCAACTCCATGACCGTAGTCAATAAATACTCTTGCAGGCTTAACTTCTTGAATAAGTCTTAAAAGAATACCTGCTAAACGAACAGAATCCATTTTGTCAAACTTGTAGAACTTTTGAGCAACACGTCCTTGACGTATTGAAATAATCGTTCTGTCAGAACTTCTTGCAGGGTCAACACCAATAAGAATTGGCATACCGTCGCCTGTTAAACCTCTTGTGTTTTTTCTTGCTTGTTCTAAGTATTGAGCAGGAATTAAAGAGTTATCATTTTTCAAAAATGCTTCTGCAAGACTTGACGGATATTCTTGTTGAAATAAGTGTTCACGTTTTTTAAATTCGTTTTCAAGTTTATTTCGTCGCCATGCAATTTGTTCTGGTTTTAAATCGTATGTTTTAACAAGAAATTCTTCGTAGTCGTCAAACTTTATCGGTTCAATGATTTGCTTTGAATATTCTTTATTCATGAACCACGGATAGAAGATTGTCTGGAATTCTGATTTATCCGACATTCCTACATTTGCCATTTCGTAGAAATAAAGACCGTCGCCTGTTGTACCGTTTGTTGTGCTTTCAAGAAATATTTCACTATCGTTATCTTCTGGAATTGTTTGAAGAATACCAGATACAATTTCACTTGCGTTCTTCCAAAACCCTACTTCTGAACCGTGAAAGAAATTGTTTGTTGTTCCACGACCGATAACATCAGCACCTGCAGTTCCAACACGAAACAAACTATCTGTTTCAAACTCTAACATTTTAGAAGAATTTGATTTTAAAGGAATTTGAAAACAAGCAGGAAGTTCGTCATAATATCTTTTTGCCATAGCAAAAATACTACCTGCGGTGTCGTGTTTATCACCCAGAATAAATGCATTCTTTGATTTCTCAAATAATACACGGTGAAATAATCTTGCTTCAATGTACGTCGATAAACCTAATTGCCTTGCTTTAACAACGACGAACTTGCACGGTAAACCTTTTCTTTTTCTGGTTATGATTTTGTGATGAAAATCAAGCTGAATATCATTAAGGTTGAATAATATTTTGCCTTTTGTTTTTGATTTGATGATTAGAAAGTTCTTTGCAAAATAAGGTAAATCATCTTTTAGTTTTTGCAAAAGTTTTATATCGAGTTCTGCCATTCTTGACCTCACTTTAATTTGTCAAGAACGTCTGCTAAACTTTCAGTTTCAACTTTGTGTCTATCTACAAAGTGTCCTGCTAATTTTCCTTTAAGTTCAATCGCTTTGATTTCTTGGTTGTAATTACCTTTATCTTTTCTTGCACGTTTTTGAACATCTGCTAATTCGTCAAAACAATCTTTTGCAGAATATTTTATTTCATCTTCAAACACTTGTTGAACGTTGCTTTCAGCCTGTTTTACCCATAGGGTAACCTTAGGGTGTTTTAGCATTTTACTTGCTTCAACATTGATTGCTTCATCAGACATATTGCTACAATCGTACGCAGAACGATATGCTTCGCTTGCATTATTCCCATTTATCGAATAATGCAGAACAAAGGCTTGTTGTTTGTCTGTTAATTTTGGTAATTCTGTTGTCATGACGTTTTATATTTTCCGAAAAATTAAACTTTTGAATGAAAAGCGGTTGCGTACATTCAACCGCTATATTTGTCTTGGGAGGAGGAGTTAAAAACTCTTTTGTGGGAGTGAGAAGGGAAAAAACAGTTCCCTTCTCAGCGAATCTTGAAACGCAGTCGTTCGTTTCAAAAATTTATTGTTTTGATTAGCTTTCTTTTATTGCTTCTATAATCACAAGCATATTGTCTAATCTGAACAGTTTTACCGCTTCTATTTTTTATCTCAATATTTTTGCCATAGATCCATTTGAAATATTTTGTATCGGCTTCAATTATTTTGTTTTTAATTCTTTTCTTTTCTCGTTTGATAACCTTAACGGCTTCAATATCGTGGTAACTATCAAAAAATGGTTTATTATCGGCTTTTCTGGTTTCAACAAGCATAGCAATTTCTTTTTCGCATACTCTGCAGATTCCTGTTATAAGAATTCTATCCGTAAACCCTTCAATATCTTCTAATTCTTGAACTTCCGTAACACTATTTTTTGAGTTACATTTCTTACAATGTATCAACATTCGCCAAAACTCCCTCTGTACATAGTT